AATATACCGCTAGGAAATGGTGGCGATTTATGTAAAGAAGCAGCAAAGGTAAATATAGAAGCACAAAAACTTCTTATCAAGAAAACACAATATGAAATTAGTTTATTTAGGTTAGAGCAATGTGCCAAGCAGGCAAAACTTGGCGTAAGCTTTGTAGCGGGAAGCCCTAGTGCAGTTACATGCCAAGATATTGTTATTACAGTGCCACCAAACCAAGTATTACCGCACAAACATATTATTAAAAAGTAGACAAGCAACGGGTATTACACTTATCTACTAAGTCGCCACGACTCAAATTTATTTTAGTTTATTTTTTTTCTTAGTCAATTTACCTATAATCTGTTTTACAAGAGGTTTTACAATATTAATAAGAATCGGAGTAGAAGCGGCAACCACAGCAATAGCAGCAGCATTAGTAACAGCAGGGACATTAGGTATGTACTGCTCGGTAAAGCTGGTGTCCTCATACAAAGTAATACATTTACTTCCATCTTCGTTTAATTTATGCCCTACAACACGCTCTAGTCTTTTATCGTTACGAAAATCCCCGACACGTTGATCTTTTTGTGGGTCTGGGCATTTAATAAAAAACTCCTCTGCTTTTTTAACTTCTTTTTGTGTTACTGGTGGTTTTGGTTCAGGTATCTCGGGTGGACTTGATGTAATTGGTGTATCCTCTGACATTATCAAATTATTTGGCTGATAATTCATTGGATTAAAACTTGGAAATGGTGCATCACAAACAGTAAAGACACCATTTGGGTCATCAAGTAATAAATTTCTATTGCCAGTGTTTTTTATGTCTCTATGTTGGTATGTACAGCCTGGAACATTTATTGTTAAAGGTATTATGTCTATTGGTTTTGTAAAATCATATATTGGTTGTATTTGTATATCAGGAATATTTAGGTCTGGTATACCCATTACAAAGGCATTGCAGGGTAAGTTGTTTTAGGTATTTGCAAAGGTATTTCTTCCATCATTTTTTCTTTTAAATCGCCCATAAGCTTGTTTTTTAAATCTCTTTCAAACTCAGGACTTTGCATATAGCGAATTGCTACGAACCCAAAGGCAGCCATTGACCCTGAAAGTAAAAGAGACAATAATGAAGCTATCTGACAAATTTTGTTAAACATGATAAAAGAAGCGTTTATAAAAGCAATGGCACCTATTTCTTTGATGGTGCTTTTATTGATTGTTGGTTTGGCTCCTCTTTATGTGATGATGGGATTACTTGCTCGGTTTTCTTCAACACAATTTCACCAAACTGAATCCCGCCCTCAATCATTAAAATAGTTCTTGTTATTTCATCAAGTGCCTGTTCTGCTTGGACCTTTTTTTGTTTTTGAACATTTAGTTCAGCTTTCCATTCAACAATTTGTTTTTCAGTAATTTGTTTCATTAGACAATTGTGTAAGTTTCACCAGAACCGACAGTGACAGTTACGCCGCTTGCAATTTCTATAGGCCCTGCACTCATGGCATTTTTGCCATTAGTCACAGTATAGTTGGAAGTTATACTTTGAGCATTTTCATATACAGCCCCACCAGCTACAGTGGCAGTTGTTATATATCCAGCACCATTTGAGATTTGATTGTTATTAGTAACATTTGTCGCACCAGAGGCAATGCCGTCTAATTTATTTTTTAAAGTCGTTGTAAAATTATTATCGGTTTGAGAGGCAACAGAAAAATCTAGTGTTCCATCACTATCTTGATATGTGACAGTAATACCAGATTCAGTGTTGCCAGTAACCATACCGCCAACAATGTCTTGGACTTGTTCGTTAGTAAGAGTTGCAGTAATAAAACCAGCACCATTTGTAAGCTGATTAGTGTTAGTGACATTAGTAGCACCAGCAGCAATACCATCTAATTTATTTTTAAGAGTGGTTGTAAAGTTTTGGTCTGTTTGACTAGCTACTGAAAAATCTAGTGTTCCGTCACCATCTTGATAAGTTACTGTTATACCTGATTCAGTATTACCACTAACCATTCCACCCACAATATCCTGTACTTGTTCGTTTGTTAATGTTGCTGTTATATAACCAGCCCCATTTGTGATGGCATTATTATTTAAAGAAATATTTGCAGACCCATCAAACGAAACACCAGCAATGGTTCTTGCAGTTTCCAAAGTTGTGGCAGTAGCCGCATTTCCTGTGGTGTCTTGGTTAAGTGTTGCGACCCTTGCTGCTGCTAGAGTTCCTGAGCTTATATTTGATGCGTTTGTTGTATCTGTGGTTGCTGAACTTGCAAGGCCAAGCATAGTCCTTACAGCACTCGGAGCAATTTCTTCTATATTTCCAGCCCCCGAACTATCTCTTCCTAAAAGTCGATTTGTTGCAGAAACATTCTGAATTTTTGCATATGTGACAACATCATTATCAATCGTAAAAGTGCCACCACTATTACTTACAGTTATATCTCCTTTATCGCCATCATCTATACCACCACCTGATATTTCAGCAACAGAATTATCATCTTTTTTTGTAAATAATTTACCGTTATCTGTTCTTATTGCGACTTCGCCAACAACTAGATCACTTGCACTTGGGTCGCTGCCACTTGCATTTTTAAGCTTGATTGTAACTGCCATGAGACCACCTCCTTAAAAATAAATTTCTAATAGGTGCCCCCATTAATATCGAAACCAGAAGTTGCACCATCCTCTAAAAAAGTGACCAAATCGCTCAATGCAACTTGCTTCATAGTACCATTATCGTTCATAACCATACGATCTGCTGTGGCAAGAGTTGTTGATGTTGCAGAAGTACCACCATCAATAATATTTAATTCTGTAGTTGTAACAGTTGCGCCATCTAGAATTGCTACTTCTGTTGAAGTTAAAGAGGCCAAAGCAGAAGCTGCCCCCGATTGGCAACCTGACAACGCATCTAAATCTGCGTCATATGCCTGGACATTTGTTCCAATCGCCAAGCCTAAAGCTGTTCTTGCAGCACTTGCACTTGTGGCACCTGTACCACCATCACCTACGGCCAAAGTTCCAGTGATAGAACTTGCAGAGAGGTCAACAGCCATTTCTGTTGATTCAATTACAATTCCACCATTTGATTTAAGATCGACAGATAAAGTGTTTGCAGATTTATCTAAACCATCACCTGCAGTAATTTGTCCAGCACCAGAGAATTGTGCAAAAGCTAAATTATTTGTGCCAACGACAGCAGAACCTTTATTGCTTGTACATACAAACCCATTATCAGCATTAACAGTTCCCTGCTCAACAAATGTGAACATTCCAGCAGCATCTGCACCAGCAGCTAAGTCATCTGCTCTTGCGGGCGAAGAACCAACAATGTATATACCATTTTCTGAAGCTGTTGATTGGTCTTTTACAAGTACACGATCATTTGTAGACAGAGAAACACCATCAAGGGTATCTCCATTATTAAGTGCTGTTGATATTGTTATGTTTCCAGTTGTAGCAGCAACACAACTATCTTTAACATCTAAACCTTGAGAAACACCGTCAACATACGACTTACTGGCCGCATCACCATCGGCAGTCGGAGTAGCTAAGTTTGTTATTTTTTGACTATTTAAACTTACAGAACCATCAGGTGCAGTAAATTCATTAAGTTTTAATAAATCAGCAGCAACCAAAGCTCTAAATGTAGGTGCCGCGGCAGAACCACTAGCAGGTCCTAGTAGGGCTGTATTTGCAGTTCTTGTATCTGTCTTATTGAAAAATGCACCAGCACCCCCAACAGTTATTATTGAACTTGCAGAAGGCGGTGTAGAACCGTTATCGCCAAAACCATAATATAATTTTAAATCCGCTTCATTAAATGCTAATTCTGATGGAGATAAACTAGACGGCGCACCAGCACTTCCTGAGGCTGCTCTTTTTTTAATTCTTATTGTGTTTGACATGGCCTAAAAATTACCTCCATTAACAAGTGTGAGTTTAGTTGTGGTTGTATCTGCTTTAAATGTATCACTACTTGAGTCGTAATACACTACAGAATCATTAACTTTGTTTGTTCCATCAAAGGTAAAGCCTGCTGCAGCGGGACCTTGAGGTCCGACAGTAGTGATTTCAACCGTGGTAACATCAGATACTTGACTTACTGTGACCGAATTAGGTTTGCTCATGCGGTGTAACCTTCACTTACATATAGTGTACCCTCTAAATAATAATATTTGTCGCCATCTGGTTCTGTTAATAAAACATCATATTTTAATTCATTAGGAGTAAATGCTGCTGTGACAGTATCGGTTAGTTTTATATCTACAACTCCTCCAGTCCTATTTGTGTAAGTTACAGCAAATGCACCATATGAATTTGATCGAGATTCATCATATACTTGAGCAGCTACAGTATAGCCAGTTAAGTTAATTGCATCACCATTTCCGTCTTTGAAAGTAAGTGTCAAAGGGAAGTCAGCCCTACGTTGTACAGTAAAATCTTTCTGGGCTGGATTAATTGCCATTTATCCTCCAAGTTCAAATGCTGTCATAGTGCAAGCACCTCTTCCAAAACTTGTACCATCAGTTCCACTTCTATTTAAATAATAAGTTCCAGATTGTACCGCATAATATTGTAATTTATAAGTCACAGCACTTGTTGTCCCTGGTTCGTCTAAGAATGTTAAATTTACAAACCCGCCGCCATTAGTAGTAAGCCAAGCTTCCGCTGACTGAGATTCAGGATCGAGCCTAGTTTCAAATGCAGTCTTATAGGTTGGCTCCCTAAGGAGTCCGCGTACCTTACGGCTAAATCCCATAGCCAGTGACCCTGAATACGAACAAGAAATAAATTCATGTTGGGGATTACGCCCAAGGTGCCATGCTGGGAACGCCACTGAAGCGAGAGTCGATTTACCGTGTCTCGGAGGTAGGAATAGCATAAGTCGAGGCGACTCTTTCGCCACAACTCTTTTACTAAATTCTTCAAGTCTTTTGCAAACATCTTTATGTACCCATCCTGCTTGATAATCTGCGTTAAATCTTTCCACAAAAGGCAGCAGCCTCTTGCGGGTTAAAAACCGTAAAGCTAACTCGGCTCGTGCTTTTTCTTCTACTGTTTGTTGTGGTGCTTCTTCTACCACGGGTGATGCAGGTGCAGGAATAGACTCTGCTTCATCTGCCTTGCAGTATACACAGAAACCATCCTTCCCTGAATATAATGTTTCGGGGTGAAGGTTCTTACAACGCTTGCATTGGATCTGGGCTACTTCAGCCATCTGACGTAGGTTCTAAATATTCAGCGTCCTTGCCAGCAATTTTTAATAGTTCTTCGTCAGACATTCTTTCTAACTGTTTGGGGGTGGTATCTATATTGATATTAACCTGTGTTGCGTTGTCGGGGGTTCCTAGCCCATGCAGTTTGACTAAGCTATCGACAGTGTTCTTCATCTCGGTAGCCGTCGCGGATGCTTGGTAAGCGTCCATATACATAAGGTGAGCGTTCGAGCGGGTGAACTTAACGTCCTCTCGCATTTGTTCACGGAAGTATTCTAAGGCC